TCAGCGGTCAGAAGTCGTGCACCAGTAGCACCGATCATCGAGTTGATAATATCGAGTCGTGTGTACATAGTCGTCTCCTTTGCTTGCTGGTATACACGGAGTGCGTATACGAGTAAACAAAAAAAAAGCCTCGCCACCCAGTTAAGGGCAGCGAGGCTATGGTAGCTTAGGTTAGATTAAACGTCGTTAACTGCGTCGTATGTGAACACAGCGCCCGTCATGTCAGGGCGGCGTGGTGCAGCAGCGAAGGACAGGTACGAGTCGATGTACCAGCTAAGACGCAGTGGGTTCCAGTGGACGTTCGAGGTCAGCGGGATGGTTTCAGCACCCAGCAGAGTCTCAGGGTGCATCAGCAAGCCGACACAGCCGAGTTCAAACGCGGTTGGCACGTAGTTAGAGCCACCAGTCATGATGGACAGGTCCACGTTTGGATCGGCCAGACGTGAAGTCGATACCAGTGGGACACCCATGAGTGTCTTGATAGTGCCGTTAGCGAAGTCGCCGTTGTCGCGGGAGAAGTCCCGGTTGATCAGCTTGTCGTTGTTCAGCAGCACGGCGTGTTGACGCGGGCGCAGGAAGATCGCCATTTCGTCAGTGTCCGTGTCTTCTTCTTGCATGTCAACAATGACGCTCTCGAACATAGCGTACAGCGCGTCTGGGTCGAGTTCGTCGCCAGCGGTAGCCAATTCCTTGGCATAGCCAGACTTGAACGCATCGCCCAGATCACGGCCTTGGTTGCCACGGATAGCGGCGTCCGCCACACCAGCGGTAACTTTGGACAGTGCGGACTTAACACCCATCGACAGCAGGGCTGCGTCGAACAGTTTAGCAATCTGCTTGCCGTGGTCCTTGCCGATCATCTGCTTGGCAGAGAAGTCAGTCTGGAACTCGTTCAGCAATGCACGAGCATCACGAGCGAGGATCACAGTATCGACGGTGACTTGTGCACGGTCGAAGTTACGTGGCGTTGCGGCCATTTCCTGACCTGCTTGGCTGTCGTTAATGCCTTGCAGAGTCGAGTCACCCATACGGCGGATAGACTTGGTGTCAGTGCCTTTCAGCGTGGGCATTTCCACGAACTGTCGCATGATCGAACCCTTGGCGATCTGTGCGTCAACGACTCCACCGTACTGCTCGATCATGTCGTCGCGCTCGAAGATGGACAGGTGGCCGTTGTCGGCTGGTAGGGAGGCTTGGGTAGGCATAGTTATATTCTCCTAAAGAATGTATGTAAAAGTGGCGTATCCCAGAGAGGACCGTGTGGCTGTCTCTGGGAACTAATCGGTGCGGCTTCAAATCCGCTGTTGGCTTAGATGCCTTGTTTCTTACCCGCAGCGCGCCGTGCTTGCAACTGCTTGAACTCGGCGTCTGTGCCGCCGGTACGGTGGTGCTTCTGTAACATCTGACCGTACTCCAATCGGGTGATCCCTTTGACAGCGGGAGTGGTAGTGGTTGTGTCGCCAATGACCTGAGTGGACCCTGCCGACAATGCGGTGTTCTTTGGGTCGTCGTTGTATAGGCGCACAATCTCTTGAGAAGCGAACTTGGCTTTTGATCCACCGTGGTCGATCATTTCACGCAAGTCGTTCAGTTCACTTTCAGACACGTTTGCTCGTGCCCACTCTGCCGCCTTATCCCAGTTCTCTCTACTGCCAGCTACCGTGTCCACAACTGCCCGCACTTCTGCCAGCTTGGTAGTGTTCTTGGTAGTGTAGTTCTCGATACCGGACATGATCAATACAGCGTTGGCTTTACCAACCTTCTCAATCAATGCGTCACGGTCAACTAGTTTAGGATCGCCAGCTTCCACCGCATCCCATAGCAATGCCTTAGCATCGTCTGTAGATACACCGGAGTTCTGTAGCACTTGCAGCACGGCGTTGGCTTCTTCATTACCCATGTCTCCCCACACCTGAGTGTCGAGTTCATCGGTCTTAGCCTTGTCTGCCTCTGCCTTTGCTTCTTCCGCCTCACGGGCCCCTTTGGCCTCGTCGGTTTCAGTTTCTTCACCAGCGGGTTCTTCACCCTTTGGTTTAGTTTCGTCATTGACTGCATCGGCCTTAGCCTTTGCATCAGCAGCAGCAAGTGCATCCTCGGCGGCTTTAGCCCGGTCTGCATTGGTTACAGGCGGCCCACCGTCGATTGGTGCGTTCTTGTCTACTTCGTCAATATTGTCTTCGGCCATATTTTCTCTCCTTATGTGCCAGAAGCGGCTTTACTGGCAACTGCCACTTCACCCTGCTTCTCCATTAGTTGTTCTTCTTGCTTCTGCTTACGCTCAGCATTGGCTTCCATTTCCCCCTGCGTATACAGGAAGTCCTCCGCCTCAACTCCGCGGTTACGGAAGATGAATGAAGCGAATTTAAGTGGGTTAATAGTCCCACGGATTTCTTCTGGTACAGAGTCAAGCATTTGCAAGTCAGCGATAGCAATACGTAGTGCGTCCAGCTTACCCTCGCGGGATAGGCTTTCCAAACCAGTTGTAACCATCGTCTCGAAAGTCTGCTCACCGCTGGGCAAGTAACTGTTGAAGTCGATCTGGGCTAACTGGTACTCAGCTTCTTTGCGCTGCCAATCAAGTGCTAGGCGACTGTATAGTCCACCAAAGGCGCTCTCGATTTCACGGGCAAAGAACCGGATTTCTTCTGCGGTAACTCGCTCGGCATCCCGTACACCTGCACTAGACAGTAGGAACGCTTGCGCTAAGTCCCGCTCTAGTTTCTCGACCGCTTTGCCGATGAACTGCAACTCTACACCGAACTTAAACTCAGGGACTGTGATGTCCCCTTCTGCGCCCGGTACATACTCACCGCGTTTTGCGTTGTTCCAAGCTGACACATCGAAAGAAGACCTGTCGTTCACTAGGAACTTAATGTCTGCTGCAATGCCGATCATGTCGATAATGGCCTCGGTCATAACGTCTACGTTGTGGAAGCTAACCGCATAGTCTTCTACCAGACCGCGACCATAGTGGTCACCGCGTCCGAGGTTCCATGTAAGAACCAGACAAGGGAAGTCAGCTTCTTTATAGCTGGTCGCCGCCTGCGGAAGATCAATCTCGTCAACTGCCTGCCGCATATGCCACTTGCCACCTTTGAAGTGGTAGTAAGTGAATAGCTCAACTGGTGTGTCGTTATCGAACTTCTTTCCGCCAGAGGTGTTAGCCCGGACAGCTTCTTGAGTTGCTTCATCAAGTGAACCGAATGACTTACCATCACGAAGGATCACCTCAAGCAGCTTGCCTGAAATCTCACGTGTTGCGCAGTAGTCTCGAACACTGTACACTACTCGGGAACCATCTGGCATCCGGTAGATCAGTGCGTTACCTGTTACGATCTGCAATGACAGGGCGTTGACTGCAACTGGGCGATAAGCGGTTAGGTTCAGATTGCGCATTGCTGCGTTCTCTGCTTCCATGATGCTCTCGTCTAGTGCGGCCTTTTGCTCTGCGTCTGCCGATGCGTTGAACTTTTTCTTTGCTTCCGCTGTTAGGGCGACTGCGAAGAACGGTTTGTCGTTCGGGAACATCGTATCAACAATGCGGTGAGACAGGTGGTTTACCAGTCGCGCACCAATGGCTACGTTGCCCTTCTCGCTTTCCTGCGGGGTCTCGGTCCTGTGGTCTTCACCAGCAGGGAACAGTGATGGAATTGTCCACCGAGCGTATTGCTCACTACGTTCAAGTAGATCACCCTTCTTGCCTGCTAGTTTTCCCCAGTGACCCAGTAATGTTTCACCTAGGTTCATCATAGTCCGATACCTGCCGACAATTTCTTCTTCTTGCCTAGTCCACCGATACGGGAACTAACAGCCCCAGTACGATCAGATGCACCACCGGACCCAGCACCTGTGCCAGTCTCTGTGACAGTCGCGTCCTCTCGGCCTAGCTTAACGTCTGCACCACCGTCTTCACGGTTGTTGATGCTGGCTTCATTCCGGGCTATTCGTTTCGCCTCGGCTTCTTGTGCTGCCAGTCTGCGCTCTTGCTTCCGTGCTGCGGACTTCTGTTGTGATACGCTGTATGCAGTCGCACCAGCACCGATGATAGCAGCACCGATGATAGCAGTTGTTAGTGCTGCCATAATTGTCTCCTAGATTAAGAGCCTGTGGCTCGTTTCCATTGCTACATAACCCTTCCGTCTAAGGATAGCTGATACTACGTCGTTCACAGCTAATGTGGTCATACGAATCTCGTTTACACCGACCTCTCTGGCAATGTCTTCAAAGCGATTGAGCAACTTAATGCCCGATCTACCGGTGTCGTACCAACCGAGTTCAAGCATACACGACCAATGGCGTAGTGGGTCTTCTACTGTAACACCGATAATGAAACCGGTATCAGATCGAAGTACCACCGTCAGTGGATCGTCAATTACAACCCGCAAATGCGAGTGTGCTTTACATAAGCTAATTGGCACATCGTAGTGCCGCTTATTAAACTCTAGTGTCGTTTCAATTAAGAACCCGAGGTCGTCTTGGGTTGCTTCTCTGATCATCCCTTGCGTAACTCCATAATGAGGTTATCACATGGGCTACGTGCAAAGGTTTCACCCAGTACTGGCCCGATGATTTCTAGCATGTCTGCCTTAGCCCTTTCATATCCAATATGATACAGGTTAGAAGTTTCATCTAGCTTTGCTGGTTTAAGTGTAGCTAGTAACTGGATCAATACCTTTCGATCTAGTAACGCTTTACCTTTAATACTTGTTAGTTCCATATTTATCTCTCCTTATGATAACATGTATATAATACAATTATAGTACCATATATATATAATCAAGTTAATAGTATTAAGTATTGATAGTTTAAACAGGTTATAAATAGTATATCTAAAGACAGATACTGCTGAGTAGAAACACTAAAGTCCAGCCCGTACACTTTGAAGTGCAGAGGGGCTGGAAATAGGACACAAAACGGGAGAGGCGCTTCTTGTCTATATATGGGCAGGTCACATTTCCCATATAAATCAGTGGTTTAACCGAAGAAGAAATCCGATTTTAACACGCCGGATAAGTCCAGTGTGCCGACTGCGGGTAGGTCCGGCAGGGCAATTCCGGTGCGTTCTTCCTGCTGATCACGGAACTCCCGCAGGATATCATGCTCAGTGTGCAGCCTTACGAACTGCTCTCGTATGATAGCGTGCCAGCGGTCGATGTAGCAGGCATGGGTTCCGAAGTCGTCGTGGATCATGGCAAAGTGCGTCATGCCTTCCTTGGCACCCTGCTCTACCACCATGTGCATGTGTGCGGCGTCAACGCTGTGTACCAGATTAGGGCTGCTGCCGTTGGCCGCGCCGTAGGTATCAACACCGGGCAATTCCTTTCGGACCTGCACCTTGATAGAGCCACCGATCTGTGCGTGAATACGCTTAGTGTCCATCAGCGGGCTGAACTGCACCATAGGAAAGCCTACGGGTGTGGTGTAGATGATCGGCTCGTTGTGCTTGGCCAGCTTGCGGGCGCATTGCTGCAACCACTTCATAGCTGCTCGGGCCGCAATAACGACCTCCCCGATACTCTCCCACATGACGCGGGACAGGAACACACTGTGCTGAAACGCTGTGCCCTTGGGTAGATACTCGTCTTTAAGATCGAGATACCAACCATGCACCGTCTGGGTACACGTCTGTAGTGTGCTGCCATACGGTAGGGTCATAACTGGCTTCTTCGCCAGCTTGCGGTTCATCTTGCCGTCGGTGTGCTTCTTGAATACTCCTAGCCAATTAGCTGCGAGCGCGTACTCCGGGTGGCTTGGGTCTGTGACGATTGACAGCAGCTTTTCTGTGGCAACATTTGCCACGTCCTGATAGATGTCCGAGGGTCGCGCACTTGGAACCAAGTTGACAGATCGACCTCCAACTTCATCGCGTAGCATTGCAGAGAAGTGCTGTAGACCATTGCACGATCCGTCAAGTGCAACAGGCAGTCGGGACACAAAGTGCTTAGCACCGCCGGGGTGAAGACTAGCAGAAGCGAACTCGACACAGAAGGCAAGGAATTGATACGGTTTGTCTGCACCTTTCCATACATCAGTGTTCGCAAGTGGGTCTGTTCCTGCGGCGATAAGCTGCTCGGTTCTACCGTCCACCCAAGCCACTCTGCCGTCATAATCGTCTTTGTCGTATCCATACTTATTTGCCCCGTGTACTTTCAACCAATACAGCCCGCGCTCTCCTAGCACCGTGCCCTCACCGAAGTGTAGCATTGCCTTGGATACGTCGGACCCTTGTGGACTAACTCCATTTGTTGTAGTGTATGTTCTGCTGCGGAAGTCCAACTGGTACACTAGCCAGAGTAACTCCATCGGCTTCAACCGGTCGGCCATTCGCATGGCACGGACCACGGACATAAGCCCTGCTTTCCGTTCGCCTTCCAGCCCATGTAAAACGCGGGCCTCGGCCTTCCAATCATCGAACCTGACCTTAGCTGGCCCAACCAGATCACCGGGCTTCTTGCCCTCTGGGATTGGCGCTGACGGGATTTCATAAGGGACGCTGCGGGGCATCCCGATTTCCAGTCCGCGTTTCCATACCTGCTGCACCACTTCAAGGATAGGCTGGTTCACAGTCCACGTAGTGTTCTGCATGGCGTTCACGCTGTTCAAGATCGCGGGCATAGCCACGGTATCCAGTAGCGGTGCCTGTGTGTCGCGCTGCTGGCCAGATCGTGTCTTTACCAGCGGTGTCAGGTTGTTAAGTCGGCGTGTGTGGAAGCCACCGTCTTTCCAGTCCGTCCACTCTACAGGCTGTACAATGCACGGCATCCGGTCAGGTAGCATGATTTCGATGCTGTCGTCGTGGTTGTTGATCCACTCTAGCACTTCATCGGATGGTTCGATTGTGGTGTTCCCGTCCTTCTTGCCACGCTTGATCAGATCAGATGCAGCCTCGGCGGCACCCAGCAATACAAGGCCGACACCTACATGCGTTTCGTTTGTCCATGTAGTCCACTCGACCTCCTTGTCGTTCATCTTCTTGACTAGTACGCGGTGTCGGTGGGTGTAGCTAGTGCTGTGCCGGTTGTCTAAGTCGCGCTGCACGGCATTGTAATACTCGGGCAACTCAATCTCAAACTTGCTGAACCGGAGTTCATCTTCGACCATCTTGCCAATAGACGCCGCAACACGCTGCACTGTACCGGGCTTGTATACGCACTCGATAACTCGGTACAACGTGAACATCGCCAGCTTGTCAAAGTCGATACCCTTGAGTAGCTTTAGATACATGTTGCGGCGTCTCGGGTTGTTCACCTCGTCGCTGATCGCAGCACCTACTTGAGACAGGTACACACGCAACAGGCGACCACCAGCGGAGGTGTCGGTGAACCGTTCACCTTTCTTTGCGTTCTCTTGTTGCGCTCGGAACCGTGCAACCCCTAGGGCTGTCATGTCCTTTTCCCAGTTCTTTTGGTCTGCGATAGTTGGCATTGCTACTCCTGTGCTTTCTTCAACTTAGCCCTTTTGAGCCTTGCCTTCTTGTTAATAGCTAAACGCTTCTCGGCGTCCGTCTTGTGAGTGTGGTGAAGGATACCACCGTGTTGCGGCGTCTGGTGCCGAGCTAAGTACTCGACTAGGCGGGACAACCAGTTCAGTTCCGTGTCTTTACCCCTAGCGCGTCTTGCTAGATTGAATACCTTACCCTCTATGCCATTGCAGTTTATGCAAAGGGCGTCCCGTATGTATCCGGTTGTGTGGTCGTGATCTAAGGCTGGCGTTTTCGCCGCACCCAGCACTCCATTGCACAAAGGACACTTCCTGTTTTGAGTTTTAACCAGAAGCGCACGTACCGCAGCGACTTCACTTGCTTTAAGCCGCCGTGCTGGCATAGGCTAAGCGCTTCTCTAGTTCCGCTGCCCAGAAGGCGTATTCCTCTTGCAGTTCATCAGCAGGTGCATTGAGGATTGGCGGGTCAGTCTCAGCATCGGGGTCTTTGATCTTGGTCATGATATCTGCTTGGATAGCAGCACACACGGCCTTAATCTCCTCGGTAGTGAGGTGCTCTACAGCGTATTTGCTCACTTCAATGTCTCCTTGATCCAGTTCAATACATCGTCTGTGTTACGCTCTCGGCGCATCCACAGTAGCCGCATTTCAGACAGCATGGCCTGTGTAGGCGTCACGCGCTTGTCTGTTTTCCAGTGGTGGTATTCGTAACCATGCTCTGTGTTTGCACGTACATAGCAGGCTCTAACACAGAGGTAGCACTCTTTGTCGTTCTTGCAGTCGTCAAGAATAGCCATTGTGAGAACTGGTCCGCACGGCTTGGTCTTGGCTTGCAGCTTCTGCAAGCGCACCTCGATCTTGGCAGCGTCCTCAGGTTCTTTGGCGTTTATCCACTGGTTGTACAGGTCTTTGTACGCGGCTGTGCCTGATACTTGCTGCCATACACTACCGGGACACTGTGGTAAGCCGCTGATGTTGTCGGCACCGTCACCCATGAGCAGTTGCGCCCAGAAGAACTTAGTGCCACGTCCGATCACCTTACTGCTGTACTTCTTTCCAGTAGTCGGGCTGATCATTTCTTTTAGGTCGATCCACCCGAAGTGGTCTTTGAGGTCCGTGATCTCATACGTCGTCATGTCAAGCCGCAGGCCCGGCACCATGTCCAAGTCTTTGTCTGCGCTGCACACGATTGCGTTCTCGAAGTCTGCATAAGCAGCCTGCGTCATGCCGTCGTCAGCCTCTTGATCCATGTGGTTGTGACCCGTTAATACCCCTGTGGTATCCCCTACTCCGTCACCTAGGAAGGCGCGGATTAGTTCTAAGTTCAGTGGCTTGTTGTCGCGGTCTTTTCGGTTTGCCTGATACTCTTTAAGAATTGCGTGATCGTCACGGCCTCCTTTGTCTGAGTTCTGGGTGGTGTGAAGCACGGCCCGCTCAGCACCAGCCATACGGCGAATGAAGTCCACAGCTTCCTTAGCGTTGTGGCGCATGTCTTCAAGCGACTTACGAGGTGTTGGATCATCTTGGTCTAACTCCGCTTTGCTCTCTGCTGATACTTGGTAAGCCATGAAGTCAGCGTCGATGTGTGCTACCCGATTGGGTACTTGCTTTGGATACTTAGTTGTATCGTGCGAAATGGACGCAGCTTGCGCTGCATCCACTCCGAACTTGCTTAGGTCGATACCCATTATTCTGGCTCGTCTTCCAGACCCAGATCAGCGAACGGGTCGCCAGACTCATCCTCCGGCTCGTCAGCGGGTGCCTTTTTGGTTTCCTCACCATCATGCCCGCCGAGGTCGTCTTCGTCTTCCAGCACGTCGCCGTCGTCCGTGCCACCCGTTTCACCGGACATATCTGGCAGGTCGCCCTCGACCGTCTGAACGATCACCTGCATACCAGAACCATCCCAATCAAGTGCTTTCTTGCACTCGTTCTGCATCCAGTTGTTGCTGATAGTGCGCTCTTTCTCACCTTCGCCAACAGTGCGCTCACCAGCGATGTGGATAGAGTTCCACTGCTCAATAGCTGGGGCATCCCATAGCAACAGGCGTTCCTCTACTGTGGCCTTCGGAACCTTGTACGGCTTAGGCTCACCATCGTCGTCAACCCCGATTGGTGCACTGACATTCCAGCCGTTGCTACCGCGGATATTGGCATAGGTAATCTTGACCTTCTTGCCGTTGACTTCCTTCTCGACTTCGTTGTGCTCTACGTTGATCATAAAGCCCTCACCCAGCATGAACAGCATGTTGGTGATACCTTCGCGTCCAGCCTTCATAGCATTGAACAGCTTGAAGAACGTAGCCTTAGCAGACAGCTTGATCGGAATACGCTCAGTGACGATTGGGTAGATGGTCTTGGTCTGGGTCTTACCATCCTTGTCCTTGAACTCAATCTCTTTAGCGTGCTTTTTACCAAGCAACTCGAACTGGATGATAGCCTCGCGGCACGGTGCCTTTGCTTCACCGAGGTACGATTGCGGGTGGTCGCCCACTTCCACGTAGGTCACGAACCGTGCTAGGCAGTTGCCCTTAGCGGGTGGGACGTACTCGAATCCGCCAGATGTTTCCTCTGACTGGTCTGCCAGCTTGGCTGCGTTGGCTTTCGCCGCTGCGATCATCTTTTCGGCCATTGTCATTTCTTTAGTCATACTAATCTCTCCAGTAGTTGTGTGTTAATTTGGTATTTCTCGATTGCCCGGTAGTTCATACCTAGCAGTTCGTCTTCGATAACTAGTCCTCGGAAGCCTGCCCAGTTGGAATAGGCCAGCTTTACAGCCAGCACTCCGGTGTCTCCGTAGGTGAGTCGGTCGCGGCACTTTATAACGGCCTTTCCGTATGATATGCGATACAGTTCGTCGCAGACCAGCTTGTATTCTTGGTGGTTTCCCACTGCGAAATACACCTGCTTCCCGCCACTGGCTGCTAACATAGCGGTTAGGCATTTGCGGAACGTGCGTCCCGTTGCTCTGTCCATCACTTCTCCTTTGGCACCCAGTGGTGCATGTCTAACATGTCACGTCCGACTTCCACGTCCACAGGGAACGGGACAGGACTTATTATCCCAAAGAACTTCTTTAGGAAGTACGGAATAGCTTGCATGATCTTGTTCATACCGGCGGCTACTCTGTCTCTAACGTGCGGGTGGCAGTCTGCCCATACACAGTCGTGGACCGTGTTGCACAAGAACGCCATGTTGTTGAAGTTATCGTTCTTAACGAACCACCGCCATAGCTGACCGAGGATCATCTGAACCAGTTCACCACCTGTGCCTTGCACTGGGTAGTTCTTCAACTCCGTTGGACTAAACGTGTCTGTTACGCCACGCTTCTTCATCCACTCCGGTGCATCGTAGCTGCGGAAGGTGTACAAAGTACCTGTCGGGGTCTGGTATGTCCCTCGTCGGAACACACGGTTTCCACGTTCCCAGTCTCTGAATGGCTCTGCTGTCTCGTTCACCTCTGCCTCTACAGCGTTGTTGAACTTAGTGATACCTGGGTATTCCTTTTCCTCTACCTCGATCAGAGCCTTGACTTCATCAATGTCCATGCCAGTTTCAGCCGCGATAAGTGCAGCACCTGCACCGTATGCCCGCTGGAATGAGAAGATTTTACACTTCGTGCGTTCCTTCTTCCACTTAGCGTGTTCTGGGTGGTCTTCGTTCTTGCAGTACTCTAGTGCTTCCTCGTATGTGATGTCATTCTTCAATGCCACCCGCTTACAGTGGAAGTCCACGCGGTTAACAAGGTCTCTGCACAGGTTCACGTCACCTGATAGCAGACCCTGCACCACAACCTCTAGCTGGCTGTAGTCGATTTCGATCATCTGCCCCGCCACACTTCCGTCGTCTTCATAGACAACAGGTAGATCGTGCAGTGTGCAATACTTCTCGTCAAAGCGGCTAATGAACATACCCTTAACCTCTGACTTATACAGCCCTGTAACAGAGTCGAAGTCGGCCCGAGTAAGGTTCTGCAAGTTAGGGTCCGAGGAGGACAGGCGGCTAGTAATCGTGCTGCTGTGGTTCAGCTTAGGGTGGATGATGTGGTCCCACGGTTGTACGCAGGTCAGCATCCCAGTCTTCTCCCCGTTCTTAGGGTTGACCTTCAAGTAGTACGTGCCCAACTCCTTGTTAAGCCTGTTTACCGTACCCAATGCCTTAGTGAACGGCATGTTACGCTTAGTCAGCGTCTCGATAACGTCACTGTTAGTGCTGTAAACCGGGCCGTCTAGGCCGTCAGTCTGTGAGCCTAACCACTCGTCAAGCGGGATGGTGTATCCCGTGCACTCATGGAAGAAGTCTTGGAACTTTACCTTCAACTCGCCCTGCACGGTCACGTTCTTGAACTTAGGCTCACCAGCTTTCTTACCACCTTTGAAGGTGTCTTGCACAAGCTGCCCGAAGGTCAGTGGGTGATCTTCTGTCTCACCGGGTGAGCACCTACGGGGATCGACTGCAACCTTGTTAAACAGCGGCCAGGCCTCTGTAGCGTTAAGCCGTGCTAACTCCCCAGTCTTTTCATCAATGTATGTTTCCTGTCTGCTGTACTTGATGTTACCACCAAAGATCAGGCAGGATTTCATTATCGGGCTGTTCCAGTTGAACACTAGACCGTCCGGCATGTCTGTGATGTACTGGTCTAGTTCCCGGTTGGCTACCTCTAGTTCTACGGTTCGCTTAGCGAAGTCGCCCTTTGCCCGCTTCATGTCGATGCGCAGACCGTTGAACTCCATGTCAGCAGTGGCACACAGCCCGTCCATCCGAACCTTGATAGCTGTGAGCATACCGAGTTCTTCTGCGGCCTTGATCTGACCTAAGTAGATCAGTTCAGTGTTACCGATATCGCCGCTGTCCCGGCCTTCTTCCTCTGTGCCGATCAGGTAGTCCAGAACCATGTCTTTAGGAATGTCTGCGGTTTGTACCCCAGCTTCCCAGAGTTCTTTCATTCCGTCGATCTTGGTGCGGCCACCGTAGGTAGGTGCCGTGTCGTCCAAGCTGTTCATGTGGTACTTCTGCTGCTGTGCGTTCAGCAGGTACTCAGCGTACTGGGTACACCAGATGCGGCCACCTCGCTTAAAGAACGCCTGCATTTCATCGCGACTGAACCGCCACTCGTACAGTAACTCGAACTTAGCGTTGTGGGCCACAATGACCGTGCAGTTCTTCGGGATGCGGAACGGCTTAACGCTGTCGGCGTCCTTGTAGAACTCTGCACTGCAACGCGGATCACCCTCGTGCTTCCACCCCCGTGCCACGATGTAGTTCTCTGGCAGGAATGGGTTGGCCTTTCTTTTGAACCGTTTGTGGATTTGGGTTTCTTCATCAAGAATGGTGTAGGTCATACTACTTCCTAATTGGCCACGGGTACTTAGCCTGTATCTTACTAACGTACTTATCTAGGCGACCCGCTGACTGCTGGTCCTGACAGGCCCACCGGTTTGTATTCAAGGTGTGCATCTTATCTTTGAAGTCCTGATATGCCTGCGGATCAATAGATAGGACACCATTTATGTAGAAGAAGTTGGATACCGCTAGAGAGTGGTACTTAATCATGCTATCAGCAGTTACTACACCGTCGCGGTATATAAGCTGTACAGGGTACTCGCCCCTAACCAGTATCTCGGTGTCACCTGCCATGAACTCTCCGGTTGGTCCATACTCGGAGGTTTCGGGCCACTCAGTAAGATTTGTCCACTGCCCGCTGCAATACACTACCAAGTCGATGTCTTTGATAGGTTTACCAAAGAACGCGTCCCGTAGGCAGCCACCAGCAATAGCATATGGGTGGTGGCTGTACTTAGCAACCTCAGTGCGTATGTCTTTGATTAGGTCGAATACGTCTCCTAACCCCGACATTACTGCTGCTTATCCGGCATGTGCTGCAACCACTGGTGTGCTTCACGCCACTCTGTGATGCCGCGTTCAACGACTTCACGCTGGCTCTTGGGTACATTCAGCAGTATCAGTGTTCCGTACAGCATGTCTGCGTCGTCTGCTACACTGTCTGTGAACAGGCTTGCCCCTAGGCCACCACGTGCTGCGGTGGTTAGGGCTGCCTTAACAGTGTGGATGATTACGTCTTCTTTCATCGAAATATCTCCAATTCAGCAGTACGTTTAACAACACCACTGTAATGCTCGCAGGCCAGCTTTAACTTGCCCGCTTGCAGTAGTTCACTGGCTATCTGTTTGGACATCTCCCTATTGACGTGATCAGAGTACCTATCGTCAGTTGCATACGGATTAATTACCTTGTCAGTAAGGTTCTCCACGTACACTCTAGCAGTCAACCCGCGCCGTCTAACCTCGTCAAGCAGGGCGCTGTCTAGAACCCCGTCGAACTCGCGACTGTACGGCATGTAGTTTACGATGGTTTTAAGCATCGGGTGTCTCCTTATCATCCCGCCACATCTGGAAGGTTGGTTCCCGAAGTGCGTCGTAGGTTTCATCGCCCTTGTGCTGGATTTGAGCCATGCGTTGCCACTGGGTATCCTTGTAGCCCGATGCGATTGCACCCTGCCACTGTTTCCACTCCTGCCACAATTCTGTGCGCTCTGCGTGGGACAACTTACCCGGCCCGATACCGATCTTTTTACCATTGTACATAGCCAGCAGTCCTCCAGCCATGCCCTTGAGATCACCGTACTTGTCCACGGCTTCCTCTACACCGACGATGAACAAGTCGATCATAGGCTTCTTGAGCATTTTCTGGTATCCCCAGCTACGGCCACTTAGGCTGTACCCGTCGTCATGACTGCGGGCTACACAGCCCTCAATCCGGGGGTTAAGTGCTTCGGTGCACTCCCAGAAGTCTGTCAGCTTGTCCTCTGTTGTGCAGAACTGCTGTTCTACCACTAGTACTTGTGGGTGCACATCAGTGAACGTCCGGTTCATGTAGTCCAAACGGCTGGCGAACGGCTTGTTTACACTGCACTCGAAGATCATCAGCATCAGACCATCTTGTGGCTCTTGGCGTCGAATGATCCCACCTGTCTTGCGGAATGGTGCAAACGGATCAGCAGCCTGCACCACCTCCCCAACGATGTCCAAGTCACCAGCAGGTAGCAGGTACAACTCGCGCAGCTTACTCACAAATGCCGCAACTAGTGGCCCCACTGAGCCAACCGGCTTATCTTGGCGGGACACAATCGAGTGTAGCTTACCGTCTACGATACGGATACGAATAGGCATACCGTCGTATTTAATGCTTGCGTACACTGGGAAGTTCAGCTTGCTCGGTGTGAACTTGCTCTGGGCCAGCGGGATAGTTGCGACACCCATTACGGTGCAGTCAGTGCTGTGATGCGCTCTGCAACTGCTCGTGCATGGGATGCCTCATTGAGTGCTGCGTTACGGCGTTCCTTAGCATCTTCCATTTCCTTGTCTGCCAGTTCCGCCTCTGTTTCCTTCCTCTGGGATACAGACAGCAGGGTTGCAGTTGCTTTGTTCAGTCCAGCCAGTGCGGACTCTAGTGTAGGTTTAAACATCTTTGCTCTCCAGCTTAAAAGTTTGATTTAACGTACAGATCAGCTTGGTCGTAAACCGAGGCCATATCTGTGGTGTGTATTGTGATGCCGTGCATCATGTCGATCTGATTGCGGGTCTGAAACTCGCAGCTTGTGGAGTCTTCTTTCGGCATACCCTCACGCTCGATCCACAGGGACTTAACTCGGAAGCCCTCATTGCGCAGGCTGTTAATCATAGCGGTGTGTTCGCTGATGTTGCGGTGGCCGCAGTAGATGTCGCTAACCTGCATGAACGCTGTCCATACTTCTGGGTTCTTCTGTGCAGTCAGTCGCATCATATGATACCACATTTCCCGCCGATTAACCCGGTCGTTGTAGCAGTCCTCTACGCAACTGTACGCGCCGGGAAAGGCGGGCATTACTACCTTTTCAGCGTACCACATGGAGGCGTTCAACTGCTTTAACCGCATACGGCTTGCCAGAGCATCAGCAAAGGTGTCCTTGCCGTGCTGTGCCCAACCGTTAATGATGTACTTGGTTTTACTCAACTCGTTCTCCTGTATTGCTCTCTTATGTTGACTCTGTGCGTACTGCACCTGAGCATCTGGGCGCATCATGTTGTTCCATGCGTCTGTTAAACTCATACTCACCTGTACGCTTTTCCATTGCTGATGGTGCAAATAGTGCGCTTGCCGTTCGCATACGTCACGATGAAACTATGTGACCAGCTTGACAAGCCCTTGTTGTAGCCCATGTTGAGCCAACCGAACACACCCGCTGTGTAAACACCCTCGACAATCCCAGCACTGTGCGTATGGGCTGTGTTAGCCTTACCAGCAGTGCGTAGGTTCTTGGGTGATCCCCGTGACCCGTTTGGCCCGAGGTGGCCATGCAGTCCGTGTTCAATACCCACGATTTGCAGGCTGTCGTCTTCATGCACAACCTTGCAGCGGAACCGCTTAGAAATGCTGTCCATCATCAGGTTAGCAAACGGGTGACGAGGCAACTTAATACGCCGACGTACCGCCATTTTATGGTTCAGTTCCAGCCACAACTCCATGTTGTCCCAGTCCTTGAACCCGTCTATGTTACGCAGCCAACCCTCGATTGCTTGGTCGTGGTTGCTGGTGATGATGTGGTGGTTACTGTAGCCGCGCATCAGGTACTTTTCCATGATCCTACCGATGTACGTGAACTCGTCCCGAACTGAGGACTTGCCTTCCATATGCATCTGATGTAGGAAGTGTGGGTCTTTGATGTTATGGTGGTTACGCGGCTGGAAGTCCACTGTGTCGTGGAACACCTGATGCACTGGTCGTAAGTGGTTCACAACTCCCTGCATAACTTGCATGATACCAAGATCAACCTTGTTGCCGTGCAAGTCACCGTGCGTTAGCACTTCAATCTCTGCATTGCTTTCGATCTTACCATCTGGGTAATACACGTCTGTCAGGTCATATACCACACCGTCTGTGTCAGCGTTAAGCTGCCGTGCCCACCACGTACCGTCCTCACCGACCTCAACCAACAAAGCACCGTAAACGTGGTGCAAGCTGGCCTTCTGCCCTGCGGCTTTCTCGATGTAGTTCCGTGCGGTCACTGTGCCTGTGCTGTACGCCAGTTGCGCCTTGCGGTGCATCATGGTAGGCACTGACTTCATGGCCATGCGTGTATGCGGTACGATAACTGATGCACCGCGTCCGTGCTGCTCAAAACCGTTGATCGGGTCAACCCGCGTTGGGATGATGTTCAGATCACCGAACCAGATCAGGTCAGGAGTAATCTGTACACTCTGGTCAGACACATATGGTGCAATCCGTGGATCAAACCATAGGTCATCTTGGTCGCTGGCCTTGGCACTACCCGGCTTGATCGACTGCTGGCCGTGGTTCTGCTTGTTGTACGTGATCTGGCTGATATGCAACTGTGCATTCTTATCTTTAACTAATGACATCAAGCTGGCCCAGAACTGCTCGTTCAGCAGCGTGTTGTTCTGAGCGCATGTGAACACAAAGGTGTCGCCCACTGCTACAGGCCTATGATCCTCTGGTGCAGCAATCGTGCCAGTCACTACAGGCTCAGCGGGTGCAGGCTCTAGCTGCATTACGTGCTGCTTCTGCCATTGATCCAGTAGCTTAGCAAGCCGTGCCTTGTGGCGCTTCGGGTTCTTACCTGTGTACGGGAAATGGCTTACCATACCCTTGATACTCCCGCCATACGGCACAGTTAAGTCCAAGTACGCGAATACCTCTGAGTTCTTTAGGTAACTGCTCATGCCGCTACCCAACCTAGTTTCTCTGCAACTTCCAACGGGGTGTTGTTAACCCACAAGTCCCGACCACCGTCCACCCCTACAATGGTGTTGCCGTTACGCGCTGTGCGAATTGTTACTACTTTGTCCACCCGAACAAAAGCCGGTGTGTTGTCTGTGTTTGTTAGCTGGATCATTCTGGTTCTTCCTCTATTTCACTACCGTCGTCAACTAGGTCAGTGTAGCGGGCGATCTGTGGCTTGTAAGCAACGCAAGCCTTTGGGTCACCGTCTGCGCCCTCTCGTCGTAGCTTGTTCTTTGGTACACCGATAAACCGTGCAGCTTTGTAGCCGGGGTCTTCTAATGCACCGATCATGATGATGAAGTCACAAGCACCCTGCTTACCAGTCTTGCTGTCTTTGAGCATGTGGTCTGCTGGGAACTGCATGTCCGCACCGTCTACGCTGATCTGTGATGTGGCGATACCAGCGAAGTCGTATTTCACTGCTAGTAGCCGCGCCCATGAGTACATTTGCTCAAGGCGTTCATCCGTTCGACCCGCAGCAGGGAAGCCCCGCACGTTGTCGATCATGTCGAACACCACCAGTGACGGGTTCTGGCTTTCAATGATCCGTTCCACAGCATAGGTGTCCATGCCATGAATATCGAACACTCTGATTTTCCACTGGTCCCCCTGAACTGCTTCTTCGTACTGCGGGATCAACTGCTTATTTCGGTGCAGGTCGATCAAGCCCGACATAGGAAGCCCCAGAGCCGCCTGCCAGAGCCGTGTGTAAATCCGGTCTCCCGGTCCCTCGTTATTCAACCATATCACAGGGCGGTCTGTTTGCGCAGCCAGATACGTGATTTCGGAGGCTAGGAACGTCGTCTTACCGCGATCAGGTCGCCCTGCCACGATACCGAAGTCGCCGCCACGTAGTCCACGCATACTGTCGTTCAGGCAGTTAAGCCGGAAGCGCATACCCTCGTCGTTGATCTCTTGGTTAAGCAGGTCTTCAACAACTACCCGTACAAAGTCGATACCAGATACACCGGCATCCATACGGAAGCTAGTCATGATGTTGTCGAAGTCGGCATTGAGGTTATCTATCTCACCTTCATCGAACTTCATCAGTAGTGCAGCCATGTCCGCACTGAGGCGGAGTTCCAGCAGGTTATGCAGGATTACTTCGCGCTCTTTCTCGTCAATGTCTGTTGCGACCTTCTTGAGTATCTTTGCGTAAGCGTGTTTGTTCTCCACGGTCAGCTTAGGGTGCCAACTGCCGAACAACGGCGCGAACGTCTGCAAGTCGATCTTCTTGTGGTCAGGGAAGCGGTCGAAGTACTTGCCGAAGTCTTTCAGGATAAGCACTGTTGACTTGTCCATAGACTCCATAGGTACTCTACCGATTACTTTGAAGTATTCCTCCCTGTACTTGAGGATTTGGAGTAACTTCTGGTCAATCATAGTGCTGCCAGATACTCTTTAACCGCAGTAGAGTTCTTTTCACCGTCGTCGTCGTACCCACCAGTAGGCAGGTAGAAGTTGTCGGACTTCAAGTACTCTACTTCTGTAGCCTCAATCTCGCCCTGTCCCTCAAATCCGTAGCAGGAACAATGGGCACCGCTGATAACGCCGTAGTCACCAGATGTGTTTACCAGCAAGTACCACGAAGAACTGTCGCAACCCCAGTTACCTACACTCTCGTAAGCTACTAGCACTTTCCAGCCTTCTAGGGATTTGCGCATAACTGAGCTGTCTTTGTCGGTGTCTTCGCTATACGCCACAGAGAGGTGTTCCAGAACGGCTTCTTCACTGTCACCTTCCATGTCTTCTAGGTATAATGTTTTCATCTTGCGTCCTCTATATACTGTGCGATCTGGTCTAAGCCATACCGCTTTGGGTCCATGTCTGTCTGTATCCGCTTAGGTTCTATGCCAAACGGCCCGAGCGCCTTGCGAAGTTTAACGTAACCGTTACGGCCTGCTGCATCACCATCGAACCAGCCCATAACTTCACGTCCATCAAGCATCACTGCTTGCTGCTGACTGACACTTGTGCCGAGTACAGCTAGGGCGTCGTATCCTGCTTCTGTGCATCGAATGGCTGATAGTACATCCTCGACAACGATAACAGGTGTTCCTCTATCGTCTCCCAGCTTGTACCACATAGCACCAACCGACCCACCGGGCATGAGGTACTTAGGCTTCCGTCCGCTGTCTGCTCTACCGGCCCATTGTCCGGTTGGGTTGCCATTATGAAGGATTGGAATGACGACTCTGCTGCTCTTAGCCGACCAGCTAACACCGTATAGTTGTGTTGCTCTCTCTGGAGTGATTCCCGCTCTGAGCGTGAAAAGGCGTGCCCAGCTTGGAACTTCTTCGGAGTCGAGAGGCACAACTGTAGGGTAAGGTGCTGTAACCTCTGCTTCATCGTGCTTACGCATTTCCAGAATGTCATGTGCGGACAGTCTGCCATGTGGCTCGAACTCGCTTTCTCCCGGACCCATGCAGCGGAAGCAGTGCATTGACACACCCTTGGGATTGTTACTGATGTATGCTGATGCATCAGGCGTGCAGTGCGGTATTTTCCGCTTCTGGCCGAGCCGCAACTTCTTCGCTTGGTCCTGCCATTTCATACTTACCTGCTTTCACCTGTTCAATGCGGCATGTTCCAGTGATGTGGTGCACACTGGAGGCATCGAAGTGCTGCGGTGCACCATACGGCAGGATAGCGATGAACGCTGGGCGCTTAGCACGACTTGACATATCGTACAAACGAACAACGCGGTCTTTATCTGGGTCAACTGACACCTTGATTTTCTTCTCAAGCATCATGTCATGGAACAACTCTACTCTGTGGTCGAAGTCCTCTACTGTTAAGTAAAGCGCCACTGCAAACCCACGCAGCAACTTACTGTCAGTATTCATAGTTTCTCTCCTGTGGTTAATACTAGGCGACACCGAAGTGCCGCCCAGAGTTAATTACAGATTACTCGATACCGAGGCCAGCGAGTGCGTCTTCGTCGTCGGTGTTCACGTCGTCGGTGTTCACGTCGTCTTCTTCTGTGGACTCAGCGGCCTCAGCTTCTGCATCAGCAACGTCGGACTCAGCAGTCCAGTACGACTGGCGGGAAGGCTTGCCGATGTCACCGTTGTCACGTGCACGGTTCAAGTAGCCACGGATCGTGGTGTCAGCAGGCTCGGACTCCATTGCGCCCATCTTGTACAGGACGAAGATCACCTGCTTCATGGTCAGTGCCTTTGGTGCACCGGACACAGCGGCCACAACAGCAGCGTACAGTGCTTCGTTCAGACCAGAGACGCGCTCTTTGTTCAGCGAGGCGACAACATCGTCAGGGACGCCAGCGGTGTCAGAGAAGTTGTACAGGTCAGCGGTGTTTACGGAAGTGTTCATTAGTCTCTCCTAGAGATATATGTTGTGCCTTGCAGTTCATCTACTCGGTCACGGTTACGGGCTGATGTGCCCAACAGGATGCAGCAGGTGGTAAGCCAGCCTTTAAAGGGGAGATACCACTCTCCAACTCTACTCGGACTGCCACTGCACCCTGTTGGGCACACCGAAGTGCACCCGTTGTTCTAACATGCAGCGCCGTTGTATCCAGCGAACATAGCACGGTTTTCAGGCCAACCCTGCGGCGGTGGGCACCCATCTGGATTACCCTCAACGGTTGTCCAGTACATGCCCAGATCAGGACGGTACGTCCAGCCCTTGCACTGCATAGCCTCGTCAGCGGTAACATTCTTCAAGCTGCCGATACCTTCGCGGCGACCATCAGCGTACACCAGCACAGCATACGCCTTGTTGCAGTCGGACACTTCCAGTACGCAGTCTTGATTATCCGCGTACCCCAAGGGTTTAACCACGAACACGTAGTCCTCAAGATTGCAAAGGAAGCTGACCTCTGTGACGCCCTCCCAGCTACCGATGCATGGAACAAGGCGGCCCACGGTGTCAGCACCGAAGAACATGCCAGTCAGTTGGTTAACCCGCAGCGGTGTCGGGTTGTCTATGCTGAAAATAACGCGGGTCATAGCTGCCCTCCTTCATAACTGATGCTAATCACATCTGGCTTCATTGGGTACGTGTAGAAGATGTACTCCCCCAGTTCATGCCCAATGTACGGGCCGTGATCTATGTCCATGCCGTAGGTAGTGGTTGGGTTATGGTAGCCCTCCAGATCGCTAAGCGGGTCTAGCTCTTGCCCGCCACTTGCGTTGTCTGCGTAGTCTTGCATACCTTTGCGGGTCATGCGGCAGATTGCGAAGAACTCCGCACAGGCCGCCGTGTTGATAAATGTCGGGTCCACAGCGGTACTCGCAGCAGATTTTATCGCGGCGATAGCTGCGTTAGCTACTGCGCCAATACTCTGGCAGTGCTTTGCGTGATCTTTAGCCCGTTTCATATCAACCACCCAGTTGGTTGGTGTGGTGCAGGAAGAAATACGGCATGTCGGTGTTCATCAGCTTACCTAGGCGGCTCAGCTTCAAAGCACGGCGGCGGTTGTGCCGGTTGATAACACCCCGAAACTCTTGGTCGTGGCTGTGGTTGAACTCTACTTTGTACGGAAGTTGTGCGTTGCGCATTGTCTGCGATCCTTGTTGGCTTGCTCATCAGTGCATAGGGTGCCACCCTAGTGCAGACACCAGCACTACACTGGTGTTTCGCGGTGCCTTGCAGTTTAAGTACATGCGGCTAGGTCGGGACGATACGACTGCGTATCACTTGCGCTTGTAGTTGTATGGTGGGCATGATCAGTGCCACTTTAGACCAGTGCTACTAAGGAAGTGATTACAGCGGAGTTCCCTTTACACGGCTCATTCGTCCGTTAAGATGCGATCTATCGCGGTGCCATATGTGTTGCCTGCCCAACTGGCTGTGCACAGGGTTAACTAGTTAGACCATTGCTATCTCCTCTGTGGTATCCCCACTATAGTATTAACAGAACAATCACCGTGGTTTGCTCGTCAGCACAGGTCGCACTGTGAAGCGCCTGTGGACACAGGGTATTGGCTAACTCGCCGCACCTGTGTTTCGCATGTCTTTCACTCGTCAGTCTAGACCTCGTACCAGCGCAGTTAAGGTGGCACCACTATCCATCGTTGCACCCTTGCTCTAACGGGTACACTCGGGACCGTCTCTAATTTGGTTGCACACGTTCATGCTGCTACGCGCAGTTGAACTGGTTCATTCGGTGCGTTCGCCGCTGCTGGGCTTCCGCCTCCCGTTGGCGGGCCACTCGTCGGGCCACCGCCTCCCGGCATCTGACATGCCAGCAATGTTGCTATTCCGAAGTACGGCGTGTTCCAGTTCAGCATAGTCAATCTCCGGTATTGGGTTACAAGTTAGGCAGGTGCATTTCATGCCCTCTGCCCGGCTTAGCATGATAGCAGCCGCTTTCGCAGAGACTACAACTACAGACGACACGTCTTTTACAGGCTTACCGTACAAGTCTTGCACGTTCAATACTCCTTACAACTGCGGTTGCACAGTGATCTTTTTCACCTGCTAACCAGTCTATTAAGATAGTCCACATGCGAGAGTGCGGTGTGATCATTGCTTGCAGCCCCAGTATCCCGCACAGGGTCCAGCCCTCTGGTGTCCCTAGGAACTGCATACACATAGCCTCGGATACTCGGGATAGGATTGGCCGACCAGTCATCGTGCGGATCGTCATGCCTAGTCTCCCCATATGAGTGTGTAGGCATCGAAGTCCTCGTTATCTCGCTCGTTCATGTTCATAGCCGATTGCAGCGCAGATATAACACCATCGGGTGCAGTCATGCGGTGCTCTACAGCCAGCTTCAATAGTTCTGCGGTAAGCGTGTCCATAGTAGGCTGGTTAAGTCGGGCCACCCTACAGGCATCGCACTCCTCTATAACCGCACCGGATAGTTCATACCCACGGCGCACCGCCTTAGAGTTGCGGGCAGTTCCGTATTTACATTCACATTTCATAGCCCGAACCTCTCTACGTCGGTGTCCGTGATGATGTGCCGCACCTTGCCGTCAATGAGTGTCACTCTGTAACCCTTCATTTCACCTCTATCAGAGAAGCGGCCTACGCTGGCTTTGAAGTCTTTATGGGCAGCGAACCCAAGGCGTTGCACTGCTCGCTCAGCAGTCTCCCTCTTGATAAACAGAGCGTAGCCACCCTGTTTGCTTACATTCAGGCCGTACATCGTGTTCTCCTTTAGGCGTAAGGTGCCATGTTATAAATCCAGTTCCCCTGTGCATCGAACTCAGAACCACGGGAAGTCTTTGAGAAAACCCTTTCGCACTTTGTGTGCTGCATCGCGGTCCAGCTTTTCCATGCGGCGGCGGGCTTCAAGGTCCATTGCATGAATGAGGTTTGGGGCTTGAAGGACAACCCGCTTGTGGAAGTCTTCAACTTCTTCAACAGGCTTAAAGTTAACGCCATGACCAATCCCGACATCACCGCCACCAGCATGCCCGTTAAAGTGCCGTAGAATATCACCCCCATGCCAACCGTGAATAGCACGTCCGTAACCGTGGAGTATTTGATTAAAGTCGCCAAGCCGAACACCCTCGATGACGTCACTAGGAACGCTAGTACACTGCACAGGCTCATTAGTATGGCTGTAGTCAACATTGCCGTAACCTCTTAATTCTCTTTCAGCAGTCCCGCTGATAGGATCAATAACTACTAGGGTGCCGTCTGCACGGAACATGATGTTTCCGGCGTGCAAGTCTCTGTGGCCCCCGATATCCGCTACCCAAGTGAACAGCATATTCTGCTCAGTGGTGCCCAGCTTGAACTGTGCGCTGAGTAACTCGTTAAAAGCATCACCCATGACACTGTTTGTTCTATCGTAGGGCAGCAGCCGTTCCATCAGCACCACGGCTATGTTGTCAATTTCCGTTACCGAGTGGATAACCGGAAACAAGTCACCAACTAGTGTTCCGTCATGCACCGCCTCAATGAAGTCCCAGCAAGCATCAACACGCTTGTCCATGACCTTAACAACCACATCAGGTAGCTTCGGATCATATCCAACAGCTACTGCATAGAAGCTATCTTCGCCCAGCTTACTAAGCCCGAGGCTTTCAGCTTGGTTACAATACGGCACCCGTCTATAATTAGTTGACAGCGCCTCGGATACTCGGGTTGCTAGTTCATCAATCGGTGTCATGGCGTTTCCTTTATCAGGAGGTTACTATGCTGTTAGCTGCATACAAGGCGAACACGGTAAACTGCGAAGGCTAACTCTGGCTCGCTTGCGGCTCTCGGTTAGTGCTTGAGGTGTCAGGTACCGTGTTGCCATGAATACAGCCCCGCAGGGCTGTATAGTTAAGTTATGAAGGCGACGAGGAAAAACACTACAGCTGCTACAGTGCACAGGATGAACATGCGATCTTGCCGCTTGCCCTTCTGTATCGCCTCTTGGCGCTTGCGCTGCCTGTATTCAGCAGCAGGTTCCACTAGACAGCCCGCTTGAACGCTGCCAGCATATCAGTCTCTTTGATACGCTTACCACGTTGATCCAGTTCAGCTACCTTATCGACCCGCGAGGTCACGAGTTGCTTTGCGTTCAGCTTCAACTCAGAAGCGGGTGTCGTGTAATAGTTGCCTTTAGACATCATATAGCCCTCTTTTCAGGTATGCTCATCAGTGCAGGCTTACCAGTTCCTACAGACAGCCCGAAGGCTGTTTCGCTATTGTTCCCAGTGTTCTAGTGCCCAGAAGAACACCCAGAACAGTGCAGTGATCGTTACGAAGCCCGCCAGCATCACCAACGCCGCACAGGTTGTGGCTTTGCGAACATTGCCAGCAGCCCAGCGATCAGCAGCAGGGCCACAACAAGGACAAAGCCACCATACAGCGGTAGCAGCACAAGCCACCACGTCCACATGATCACCCCGCCCAGCTTTAGGCCAATGAATAGGACACCGAGTAGCACCAAAAGCATGCTCATTAGTGCATTACCTCGTATGTGTTGAGTGCCCGCAGCTTCTCGACCATAGCTGGATCAACCTTGCTGTCGGTGCCGCACTCTTTGAGGTCGCGTTCCATCTTGGCAACCAAGCCCTTGATCAGCGCCAGTGGATCAGTGATAGCCTGATAGTCCTGTTCGGGCTTAAAGGCAGTCCACATAACATCGGATGCACCTTCTAGGTCAAACTTCTTGCCCTTTTTGTAGATCATCAGCTTGCTATCAGCATCGAACACCACGTTGCCGAACGACTCGACGTATTCACGCAGTGCATTGACGCGGCTACCCTTATGCATTGCAGCAATCAGGGCATTCAGCAATGATGGATCGTTATGCAGGCTGCTATGCTGCATAGTGGACAGTGCAGCAATCTGGATATCACGATCCAGCTTGGCACCACGTGTTTGGATGGACCCGATAGCTTTGATCATCAGGTTCTTATCGGTAATCAGTTTATAGTTAGCCATTGTTACTCTCCAGTTAATAGCGTTGGGTCTTATACAATGCACCACTACAGTGCACTGATTAAGGCTCAAAGATACAGCGGGTGTCCTGCCATGATCCGATCGGCTTCTAGCAGGCTGAATACACCACGCCACTCCATTGCAGTGATATCCACATCTTTCATACGAAGTTTATGCATACAGTCGATGTAATGATCATACGCCGTGTTCCAATCAGGGTAGCACCGCGACCACACAGCGTCTTGTTGTGGGTGCTTATAGGCAAAGCGCCATTGAATAACCGTTTTCATTAGTAGCGGCCTCCTGTAAGATAGGAAGTGAACGCCATTGCAGCATACAGGATGATAGTGAACGTCCAACCTGCTGTAGATACCAGCAGAAAGAACAGGATAAACCCGACGATCATCACAGTGGCGATAATCAGCATAGTAGCAATGTAGCCACGGTTATTCCATAGAAAGTCCATATCAAGTCTCCTGTTTGGGTGTTATAGCGTAAGATACACCTCTCGGATGCACCTAACTCTATAACACTAGACTAGGATCAGCTTGTTACACGCTTCACAGCGTCACGGTTGGCCATGCATAGCAACTAAGGTGCCTAGTACATAGTGTTAGTTTGATTTGTATGGACGCTCTGACCGTCGAGGTGTCAGCTTTGTCCCTGCCCGATAGTCGGTGCCACTGGTTTACTTATCACAGGCCGGTTCCACGGTAATCCTGTTCACATACGGCGGTTATAGAGCCGCTTATCTCTTTGCACTTTCAGATCGGGCAGCAATCAGCCCTATATCTTTATACCGCGATCTGTGGCGGTAGCCGGACCGTCAACCTATTACAGCATCAAGTCTTAACCCGTTTCGTATCTAGTACCTAGTGCATCGGGTTCTAGGTGTCAACCCCGCTTAGTAACTTATTTTTAAGACTAGTTAGCAAAGTCTTTCGTGTCTCTATCTCTTACCTAGTTGTTATCGGGTTAGGTTTCAAGTCCCGTTTAGATATTTTATTCACCGTCTAACTCAGTGCCGTATCTTGTTCGTCTATCTTACCTAGTTACCTTTGAACCTATTACAAGTCCTAGTCGCTAGTTTATTCTAACAGTCCCGTTTGTTTTCTTGCCTAGCAAGTATCCCGTTCCTGTTGATTAAGAGATAGGTACTGCCGTTGTGGTTACAATGGTTTATAAGTGATTTATTACTAAGTATATGATAAGTGTATGATATGATTGATAAACTAAGTGTAAGATAAGTGTATATACTCTGATTACACCCTAGTTATTACTAAGTATATGATATGATTACATAATCGGGTTATAATACAGTTATGATACATGGTTTATAAGTGATCCAAACAGATAAAACAGTTTAAAAACAGTGGGTTACACCTAAAGACAGATACTGAAAGCTGTTCTGTCTATATATGGGCAAGTCGAATAAACCTTTATTATCAAACACTTAGACGGATATGATTTAACTATGATACCCTGAGTGTACACCCTGAGTTTGTACTGAGTGTGATATAAGTAAATGAAAACAGATAGATACCGCACGTGCCCTTATGTTGACCCCCACCTTGTTAATGATAAGACAGGCGCGTAAATATGCATGGCCAGTCAGTGTTACAAGGTGTGGATACATATGTTTTCATGTATGACGATTGTGTATTGACCGTGTACCCTGATTGATATACGGGCGACCCAATGGGGGAAAGTCTCGCGCGAATGTTATAGATACCCCTACGAAAAATTGTGTCAAAAATCCTTGAACCGCATCTGATACCCTGAGTGGCATAACTGAGCGGGACCCGTCGTGGGATCAATCGTCAGAGCCGTGGAGGGATAAAACCGGGAAATCCGACCTAGCACCCGCAGGAAGCACAACGGCTCTCCACGGGGCTAAAATCAGGGTCAATAACTCACCGCTTTGCACTGCGGTCTAAGATGTTCTTGGTTACAGTCGTGATGTTACTGTCGGCTACACCGCTTACCTTCTCAAAGGTACGCAGTCCGCCTAATCCGAGCATACCCATGAGTACAGTCATCAGCGCCTGCATTTCAAACGCAGGTGGGATGAACGGTACGCCTAGGCCGAGTAGGATAACCGTGACAACTGGGAGTAGGATGAAGTGCCATGCAAATGCAGCACCGCAGACCCACCCGATGAAGGGCCGCCAACCAGCTACAAAGACATTGCTGCTCTGAGCCTCTTTCATGTTGACACCGATTTGGGCTAGTTCACCAGATTTCTCTAGTTCTAGTAGTTTCAACTTAGCTGCACTGCGTTCATCGTCTGATGTGAATAGCTTGTCAATCAGATCGAACAACGGGGCAGTCAGTACTGCGCTAATGTTCACAGCGTCCTCCGTTTCTGTTAAGGGTATCGGGCATAGCTGATAGGAAAGTCAGCGCAGCATCACCAATGGTTTTGCCGTACTTCTTCACGTCGCCGTTCACGATAGGTCGGGCTACATTGTATTCCAGTGGGAAAGCGTAGTCACCCATCTTCTTAGAAGTGAACAGACCATCGCGCATACCTAGGAAGCAGATATCCAGAGACACGTCCCAATCAAGGGCCAAGTCTGGGTTCTTATCCAGCGGGATACCGAGCAGGTCAGCGAACTTCTTGTAGTTGTCGTACCAAGTGATTTGCACCAAGCCTCGACCGTAGTACGGTTGCTTGTAAGGACCAGCAGGTAGTGCGTAGTTCACGCGGATAACACCTTTGCCGTAGATAGAAGCAACAGCGCGTTTAGCACTGGCGTCAGAGTAACTCGGGCCATAGCGCCGGGCACCCTCACGGATAGGTTCCATCCACTGTGCAGTCTCATGCCAGATAGTAGCGAGTACATAAGCAGTGTCTTCTGCGGAGTAACCCCACTTCTCTGCGTAGTCCATGATGCGGATTAACCCGTCTACTTGGCCCTGCGTCATACCACCACCAAATAGTGGACGAACTGTGTCGAAGAAGTGCTTATTTGTATTCATTAGGAATATCCTCCATCTGGCTGCGGTAACGACCCATCCACTTTTCGTACTGGGCTTTGCTGATGTCCTTCTTGGCGTAAGCCTTTTCGAGTTCAGCTATGTTTTCTCTGAGCAGCCCGACAGCCGCCCGCATTGAAGCGGGCGAGTCGATATCTGACATTACTCGGCCTCTGTAGCGTCTGGTACGATACCGGCGTTCAGCCGCAGGCGCTTAGCATGTGCTTCCATAGCCGTGGCCTTTTCCTCAGCTTGACGCTTCAACTTCTCACCAACGCGCACCTTAGCAGCAGCTTGGTTGGTCTTAGCATCCTTACGAGCCTTGTTGTCAGCTTTGAACCGGGCGATGCCATGCTCTTTGATAACCTCAAGGGTCTTCAAGAACGCAGTCATGCGATCACGGTTGCCGTTCACTCGCTTAGCAGCGTCGATGCCACCAGCCTTGAGAGTGCGCAGGGCACCCTGTGGATCGGAAGGGAATGGCAGGGTCAGTGCGTTCGTGCCAACTTCTACTTTGTCTTTAGTCATTGTGTTCTCCTAGAACTTTCTTCGTACACGGGACAGGGCGGATTGCCCTTGTCTGATGCCGAGTTTCGCAAGTGTGTGTGCAGGCAGTTTAGTGCCGTCACCCAACGGGTTCTTCATGCGCTCAGCCCACGCTTTCTTGCGCTGCTGGTTCACGACTTTCAAGCTGTCTTGCTTGAGTGCTTGGACCCAATGCCGGACTGAACCTGTTAGGGCGTCAATACGGTCGTCGTGTCTTAGGCTGTCTTTATCCCGAGTGATCCGGGATATCTGGTAGAACAGGCTATAGGAAGCCCGCTTCTCAAGAGGGTACTTCTGACATTGCTGCCAGTCGGACTCGATCAGGCTCTCGCACATAACTAGACGGCCCGAACCGATTACAGGTTCTAGTACGTCGATGATGCGCAGTTCTTTCTGACCACTTTCCCACACGTCTTCAATCTCGCAGCGATACTCGCGGAGTAAGCGTGGGGTCCATACGCTAGATAGTGCGCCGTTACCGAAGTTCTTCTCGATGTCGATCTTGTTAGGTTGCCACTTCACCGCGACAGCGGTTAGTGCATCTAAACTGTCTTCACCTAAGCCACCGGGTACTGAGCCAATAGCTACAACGTAAACACGCCCAGCTAAGAACTTAGTGATAGCATAGGCAGTCTCGTCACCGTTCTGACCACCACCAGCAGGGTCAACGTACATGTGACACCCAGAGAAGCCGACGTGTTCTCGACCGAACTCCGCAGCGCGGTAGTACTCGTCGTTAACAGGCCAGTCAGCCGGTAGGGTAATCAATGTGCGATCACTGTGCTGCACGAACACCTCTAGCGGTGCTGTCTGTTGTGCGACCTGCATGAAGATCAGCTTCTTACTCTTTAGAGGGAAGCGGTCAGCATCAGACAGGCGGGTGTCAAGCATGTGCTGCAACTGGAAGTAAGCAGCGCCTTGGTCGATCTCTTTCTTGGTTAGCACGTCCTCGGGCAGCAACACTGGGTCAACTGCTTGGCCGCGATCACCGATAGGCCCACCACCGCTGCGCAGCGACGGATCAGCCGCCATGCGCTTCTGCAATAGTGGCGCTAGGAAGGAACCGTAGTTCAATTCTTCATCCTGTGTCGGGTAACGCCCCGGCCAGATGCGGATAGAGTATCCACGACTGTACAGGCCGTTGTACACACTGTCGATTGACTGGGGTGTACCGAGGTAGATGATGTCACCACGCGAACAGATAGACGTGAAGTCTTTCGTTAGGTGGCGCAGACGCTCACGCTGGTGTTCAGTCTGTGAGTTCTTCGTTGACTCGATGTCGTCAGCGATCAGGATGTCTGCCCGCTTACCCTGCATGTTAGAAGTAATACCAACACAAGCGATAGACGGGGACTTCTCTGGACCCTTGAGTTCATAGTGCACATCATATGCCTCTACGCTCTCGCGGTCACCGGCACTGCGGTCAGGCCGTAGGCAAGCTAGTTCGTCCATGTTAGTAATGATCTGAATAACCCAGTTCGCAATCTCGGTAGCTTGTGTGCCACCGGCAGATACAATCAGGATACGCGCAGACGGGTTGTGGATAAGCCGCCACACCGCATAAGCAGCAGTAATGGTGGTCTTAGCTTGGCCCCGTTGGGCTTGGATCATGCGTTCGCTTGGACCGTACTCCAAGTACTCTGCGATATCAAGTTGGATATCACTGCACTCGAAGCCCATCAGGCCAGTCATTACATCAAAGATAAAGGGTTTAAAAGTTGGGTATTCAGCCCGAAGGAGGTCGAGTTCATCCCAGCGTTCTTCCGGGGTGAACTCGATTACATCACGACGTGCCATACGATTGCTCGACTAGCGGCACTACTTTTAGGTCCATTAGACCGGCCTTACGGCGGGCTTCGCGGCGTGTAGCAAGTCGGCGCTCTGTAGAGTTAAGTGCTTCTACTTCGTCACTGTCCATGCCGATGTCATTGTCCTTGAGGAACTTAGAGATTGCACTCAGCATAGCTGGGTTAGGCTCACCTACTTCATTCAGTAGGGCGAGTACCATTTCGCCTTCTAGTTCGTCGTGGTTCAAATTGTCGATAGCATCAAGCTGTGCAAGATACTTGTCGAGGGTTCGTTTGAACACCTTGGCTAAAAGACTGTGAAGCCCGCCTAGTACGTTCTCTGTTGCGGCCCCTTTAGCCATAGTGTTCTCCTATTTAATTGCGTCTTCCAGAATGAGCATACGCTCTTCCATGTTGAGTATGCGAGAGTCTCTGCGCCCCGCGTCACGTTCCATTTCGTCTAAACGTGCGTTGCGTAGTGCAATAGCGGCTGTCGCTTCCTTTTGTGTAAAGACTTCATCCTGCTTTGACTCGTACCTGTTAATAACCACTCGCAACTCTGCGATAGCTACATTGGCCTCCATAACGGAGTTACCAACCCATAGAATACCTGCTGTGGCTACCGCGGACATTACACCCACGATAGCCTTGAAGAAGTCGAATTGCCCCACCGCGTTATGCGTTAGGGTATTCATATCTGTCATTTCTTGCCTTATCTAACTTGTATGCGGAAAGTCTGAGTATTACCCGCGTTGTTAACCACACTAATAGCTTGATTAGCTAGGCTTAGGTTAATACCGAAGTTGCCCGCAGTGACGCCAGCAGTACCTGTTGGGTACGTTGATACGATGTCTACTTTGCTCTTGTCCGGCGCTGCGTTAACAGTACCTCCAGTCGAGTCTTGAAGAATAGCGTTGATGATGTACGGACGTGCGCCAGTACGCACATTGCACATATCCACCATAGCTGTAGAGGAACCTACTGGGATTCGGGCGATCTGCCCTTGATCCAGTCTGAAGTACCAAATACCGTCTACCATGATCTTACCACCTACTTTAGGCTCAATCGTTCCCGGTACTCCGAGAAGGAACGGCTTAGTAGTAGCGGTGTCTCCAGCGGCCACTGTAACCAGTAGGTTATTGAAGAAGCAGTTGTCCATAGTAGCAGTGCTTGAGTGCGCGATGTACTGGAACTCAGTGAGTGCGGTGCCCTCGTTGCTAACCGTGAGGTGCCAGTCCTCGAACACAAGGTTACGCAGATCGGCACCCGTACCCGAAAGTACCACGCCGTATTTAGCGATAGCCTTAGCCCGCACGTTGCGTACCGTAGTAGTGACACGCCCAGCGAAGGGGTCCGAGAAGTCGATAAACACGACCTGATCTGGACGCTTAGAGTTATCAACCGATCCCACTACATGCCGGAAGTCGGCGCTGCGGTCTTGCTCGCTGTACTCGTCGCTGTACACAACACCGTCGATAGTGCTGCCTGAACAGTAGTTGATGTTTACAACAGTGTTACATGCGCCGAACTGCGAGTAGTTGTACGCGATTTCCTCTCGCCCTCGCAGGTTAAGTCCGCCGTAGCAGTCAATACCCATGCAGTTGATATAACGAGAGAAACGACCAGAGCCGTGCGAACCAACAACAGTTTGCTGCTGATTACCGCCGGGCCAGTAAGAGAACCCCTCATAGGTTAGCCCACCGCCGATGCCGACCACGTTAATGACCTCACCGTGCTCTGTATACCCACCTGCACCGGACAAGTCAACAACGCGTCGGCAGTTGCTTCCATGCACGTTATGGATACGCGGGTTAGAACAGGTTTCCACACTAACGCCGTACCCAGTGCCGCCGAACAGGCTGTGCGAAAGGTTAGCGCCATACACCTCTAGGTTATCCACCAGCGGGGCGTAGGATTGGGACAGGTGAATGCCAGTCTCGTTGAACTTCTCGATACGGCAGTTAGTAACTTTAGACATGCTAGTGTACTGTAGTCGAACACCGCGAAAGCCAAAGTCGTTAGCATTGAAGTCGATCTTGTGGTCACGAGTGAACAGCATACGATCTAGTTCTACAGTTGCTGGCTTGAACACATCTACAATGCTTTTCCAAGCGTATGTGTATGTGTCGCCAACCTGTACGCCAGCAGGCCAAGGCCCCCGGTCCCACTCACCTGCAAGGTAGCCAGCGTGGCGGTGTTGCAAGTTGTTAGTACCCGAGCGAGCAAGGACGAACCTACGCTCACCAGCAGCAGCGCCGCTAGTAATAGTGATTTCGCACTGTGAATCCCGACCGTTGCCAGCCAGTGTGTTAGACAGGTCGATCTGATAGCGGTCAAGATCAAAGCCTGTGACTGTACCCGTTACGAACGTGTTAGCACGGCCTGCGTAGCATACGCTCTTTTCGATGCGTACATCAGTGGCGTCGATAACGTCCACAACGCGAAGCATTTGACCCTCTCTCCAAGCGCCACGGTTGTCTGTGTCGATAAGCCGTGAACTCTGTAGACGGAGAATGTACCCCGGTTCGATGATAGAGGTAGACGCCAGTTGAAGTCGTTTGGTTCCAACTGAGATGTCTTGCGTTACGTCAATCTCCCCGACTACTTCGCCAGTGAACTCGAATGCAATGTCTGCTTGGAAGCTGCTACCATCTGGAACAGTCTTATTACTCTTGATACTACCGTTGCGCAGTTTGGTGTCGCCAACGATAGTCATTTTAGAAATCTCGAGTGCCCGACCACCAAGATCGAATGTGTAGCCGTTGTCTGTAGCCCACTGTAGCCAAGTAATAAGGCCAGTGGTTTCGTCCGATCCACCGTTCAAGTTACATTGTGCCGCGAATACACTCCCACCGATTGGCTTAGGTTGTACCTTTAGTCCAGAGCCTGTAACTAGGAATGGGGTAGAAGATTGGGTTAGGTCCACAGTGTACGGCATACCACCAATGTTAATAGTGGCTTCGCCTGTAGTACCGAAAGCGTCAGTGATCTGTGTCAGTGTACGGGTGTCTGCATTGAGTGCCTTAACAGCCTCTACACCGAGTGTGCTAACTGCGGCTAGTGCAGAGGATGCATCTTGGGCCGCTGCGTCGGCAGCTTGTTGGGCGCCTGTGGCTGCGTTGCCGGCTGTGATAGCGGAAGCACTTGCTGCGGCAGTATCCGCCTGTAGGGTGTCTCGGAGTGTTCCAAAGATTGTACCTAAGTGGGCAGAGAGTGCAGCGATGTTTGCGTTAATAGTCATTAGGTTCGCGCCTCTTCAAAAATATTGATGTAGTCCGAGATAGCAATGTCAAAGTCAACGTAAGCTAAATTAACAACTGGTAGTACAACAGCGTATTGCAGACCAGTCGCGTAGTTGCCACCAGCCTCGGATACCGTTATAGGTCCAGCAGCTAGGTCGACTTGCGAAATACTCGTTGGTGTAACAACGCCTGTTGGGCTTACGGTACAAGAGTACTGTACCTGACCACCGTTAGTGATTAGTAGTTCTACTTCTTCACTCGGAGTAGACTCAATGTAGACCGCAACATCTGCTGCGTCACAGTAGAAACCCCCAGAGGTGTAGGTCTTTGCACTAGAAGATGTAAGTGCACCCTTTACTACAATGTCCTGTTTAAATGTCGCCTGAAATAGGAAGTTACTCAGGGCAGATTGAACTGCCTTATCGACTGTCTCGAATATAACACCGTTCAAGTCGTCGTAGTCGGAAATCCGACCGTCCAGCATCTCGTGTGCAACATACAAAGCGTGCATTGTTGCAGTAGTCACGTTCTCGCGAGTTACTGTACCAGCTACGCTGAAGTCAACAGGTAGTGTGGTTTTTGATACTGTACGGATAAACGTGATCTGTTCACCAATGGCCAGGGTGTCCGGGATGATCCGCACCTGACTGTCTGTAAGCCAGTCGAATTGCAGTGCGCTGTCTGTGGCCCTGTCAATGTAAGCTGACACATCACTCTTGGATGCGTAGCCACCGGCGAAGTTCAGATCGAAGTCTGTGTCACCAGTGTAGTTAAAGCGTAGTATGGAAAGACCCACAGGTAGTCTCCTTTTCTGTCTATATGTGGGCAGGTGAGAATTATCCCACCTGCCCAACGGGTTACATGCTGTCCCAGAACCGCTTCATGCCGTAGTAGTTCATAAAGAACATGGCTCTGGCGTTCGTCTTGTCTTCGTAGTCGCCCTCTCCTGTGAGGACGTTCTTGATAGCACCACCTGATTTAATCAGCTTTTGGGTCTGCTCGAATACCGGTGTGTCGATGTAGGACGAATACCGCCCGTAGGGTGAGAAGTTAAGATCGTCCATGCCGAGCATAGTCGTGATCGGATCAGTAACCATTGAGATAACGCCCAGCGTTGGGCTGTACGCCGCAGCCAAGCGGCCACGATCTATCGCGCTCATTTCTGTACCACCGATTGTCTGTGCCAGTTGAAGCACCGCATACGCGAATCCCATCTGCCATGCAGCAGCACCTAAGAAGTGCGCCTTGCCGCCGATCATAAGCTGACGTGCAGCCTGCTTCTGTGTAGCCACTAGTGCGAATGTCTTGAGCGAAGACAATAGCTTGCCCACGTCTGTGTTCATCCACACTGATGTTTCACCGATGATCGACTTCTGTGTCTGCTGGTGCACCCCGCGCATAATAGCTTGGCCGAAGTTGTCTTTCAACTCGTCTGACCATTTGGATGCGTCCAGTTCCACTTTGCCGCCCTCTACCTTGATAGAGCCGTTGTTAATCTCCATACGGAGTTCTGCTAGGTCTTCTGGCTCTAAGCCAATGTCACGAAGCATGCGGTCTGTTAGGTTCGTCTTTTCTCCTGCAATAGTGCGCAGGACGTTAGTGCTGATAGCCGCAGCCGACACCTTCTGCTGTGCCGCTGTAACATGGATCATACCACTGGCGTAGTTTGTAGCCCGTTCAACCGAGTTAAGCCCGTTCTGTGCCATTTGCATTGCCACGTTCTCAGCAAGGTCTGTCTCGTCAATCGACAAGTGAGGTGCAAACAGGATATGATCCTGACCGACAACCACCGACAAGCTGCGCAGTTCGTCATTCAACTTAACGAAGTCCGCCTGAGACATAGTGCCCGGCTTGTCCCACCCTAGCTTAGCCATGATAGGTTCCATAGTACGGGCAAGTCCGTTACCTACGATCTGGTTAGAGAAGTCCATCACCTGAGTAAGCCCTGCACGTTGCAGTAGACTTGCTCGTGTCGCCTTAGCCAACATAGAAACCACAGGGTTAACACCGCCAGTAGCTGTGCCCATCATGTAGCCCTTGTGAGCGCCACCGCCGAACTGGCTGAATATGGCGTCGAGGTAGTCCTTAGCAAACGGTTCTTCACCGAGGGCCACGCGCTCATAGTTGATCGTCTGCATCATAGTGCGTAGATCGGCGCTGTCCCGGATACCTTTGCTTGCAAGTGCTGCTGAACCTGCTGCGTCACCGACGTACTGTTGAACACTACGCTCTAAGTCGTCAGATAGCAGATCGACAAGTTTGAACTTTGAACCAGCAATGGGTGTGTTCATATCAATGTCAATACGGTCTTTGAGGAAGCCCTTCTTGCTGCGATTACGTGCATCGGCAGTCAGGCGCTTCGAGATAGCAGCAACGTCTTTCTTGCTTACACCGTTGTCCTTTAGCATCTTCTCAATGCTCACGCGGCTGTCTAGGTCCATGATGCGAGCATCGGAACCGTCTACACCCAGTCCACGATCTGTGAACCGGCGTACAACTGCTTTAGCAACCTTACGTGCCAGATTAGGGTCAAGCCCAGATGCCCGCATGTATCCTTCTTGGAACGCATCAACCATAGCCTTGTTGTTGGTGGCCTTGCGCACACGTAGGAAGTTGCTGCCAGACCAATCGTACCGGAACCAACCGGGCTTGTGGTCTACGTCCCGCGAACCGCGTACTGAGGTTTCCTCTGTGCGGCCCTTCATGCGGTCTAGGATTTCAGCGTGGGATCGGTCGATACCGTCGATCAGGTCTTTGAACTCCTTACTCGCTGGTCGCCCTGTACGGTACATAGCATCCATTTCCAGACGCACTGCACGACTAAATGCACGGTGGCTTTCTATGGATACTGGGTTAAGTCCCTGCTTAGATATCCAAGCTGACTTGCTGTCTTGCATCAACTGTGCAGAGTGCAGCATAGCCGAGCCGTGGTAAATCTCTTTGTTCAAACCAGCGGTACTGCCGCGCCGAACAAGTCCGCTGCCACTCTCTAGGATTTCAGCAGCTACGAAGTTAGCCGTAGGCGCACGGCTGTGCACCATGTTAGCGAAGTCCCGCTGGCCCATAGTAAATACAGCGCCTGCAACTTGCCCGAGGTCTATCTCGTACCGGCCGCCGTTCAAGCCGAAGCCTGCTACCTTCATACGAGGTAGGTTAGCACCAACGACGTAGTGGGCACCACCCGTAAGCAGGTTAACAATAGGGTTGCTAGTGTCTTCACGCTTTAGTGCGTCATAGCGGTAGTTCTGTCGCCACGCCTGCATTTCGATAGACTGGTCGATGATCGACTGGGGTGCCTTCTGTCCTTTTAGGTTCAGGCTGTCTGTTGACACAGCGCGGGGAATAGGGCCAGCGGCCTGTGCGCCAACACCCTGAGTGTCAACTAGTTCTTCACCGTCGGCATTACGAACAGCGGGCTTACCACCCGATATAACCTCACGACCATCCTCGTCAAACAAGATTGGCTTTCGAGGTGTAGATGTGTCTGCGTCAGCCTCTGCTGGAAACGGCTCATTGCTGTTTATAGGGTGGGTGTCGTCCATCATGTCGCGTTGTACTTGGGCTTCAAACTGGCTGGCTACTTTATTGTACTCAGCGTCTGCAACCTCTCCCCATAGACCCCGATCAATCCTGACTGTGCCTGCTGCACCGTTTAGGACACCGCCCATAGCGGCACCGGCCAGCATAGAGGCGATGAAGTCTGAGGCGTCGTAGGTGTCCTTGGATACAGCGCCGACGCCCTGCCGGATGCTTTCACCGATAACAGCGCCAGACACGCCCACAGCTACGTCACCAGCCAATCGGGCAGCGCGGGTGGACCCAGTTACCGCTTTCACGGATCGGGCCACAGCACCTGCTGTCCGCGCCGCCTGATAGGTGCCGCCAGACAGAAATGCCAATGGCAAGTCTACGTCGATCATGCTTGCGCCCATCTGTAGGGCGATAGCGGAGATACCAGTCTGCTGCGACAAGTCCGTGGCCACGCTGATGTCTTCTAGGATGCGATCACGCCGTGCAGTGGCGCCAGCCTTAGTCAGTGATCCCATCACGTTGTCTTGCAAGTGCAGTGGGATATCTTTAGTTAGTTCTTCGCGGAACGGCTCTAGGTCCGCAGTACCGCTGGTGAATAACTCACCAACGGCCTTTGGGGTGTCAGCAGCCGTTTCAACTGCCGACCAGAAGTAGGATTGATTTAGAGTACCTTCTACGTTTTCTAGTTTGTTGTCAAACTGTGCTTCCTCCGACTGCTTGTCGAAGAATCCAGTACCCGCCCCCGGTGCGAAGGAGGTAGGTACTCCCGGCACAGCGGGGTTTTGTTGGGGCAACCGCTTTGGAAGTGGGTCGCGTTCAGTTGCACTACTGGTTTCCATAGTTTGTCCTTACTTTCTTGTTGAGGTGTACAATGCACCGATTTCTGCGATAGGAAGTTGAATAGAACCAACTCCCGGCATCATAGCAACGTATGCTTTGCCTACTCGTTGGACTGTGAAGGATGGGTTGCTGCTGAACAGGCCATTGCTAAACTCGTCAGCGAACCGCCCGTCTAACTCTGCTGCCGCTGGCGATCCCAACCACTCCACGATTGCTGTGTTGACTGCCGCAGTGTTCTTGACCGTTTGGCCGGGGAACATCTGTGCCGTAACACTTGGTTCATCAGGACGCGCCATAATGAAGGAACTGCCCATAGCAGCCCCGCGCTCAGTCACGTATGTCCTAGCGATTTCCACAGCATTAGACTGCGAAGTCTCAGGCATGTACGGTACAACACCCTCGATGAAGTCTACTAGGGCCTTATCGTAAGTGCGGTTGAGTGTATCGTTGTCTGCACTCCGTGCTGCGTTAACGTCTGCGACATCAAAGGTCGTGCTTGCCATAGCGCCCAGTGTGGACGTAGGAAGCAGCCGGGTAGCCGCATCTGTGGCACCGAGGCCACCGAACAGGCCACCAGACAGGTTTCCCCGATCTATCAGCTTGCGGGCATCCGCGATACGCTGGGACTGTTCAACTGGATCAACTGGCTTGTTAGAGGCCAGCCCGACTTGCCGCACCACGTCTGCGAAAGCATTAGCGATAGGGTCGTTCTTGTTGTTCAGGTCCACAGCAGCGAACACATCAGAGTCTGGATACATAGCAGTAACCATAGCACTCGCAGCCAGCATCTTACCCTGTGCCTGAGCATCGGGAACGTACTGGGCAGCTAGGCCCGGATTAGTAGCGTGTAGAGAAGTAAAGGCTTGCAGGCCAGCAACAGCAGCGGGGTTAGCCGTACCGTCTGGCTTCACCCAGTTCATAGCCGCAGCTAGGTTGATCTGGGTCTTTAGCTTAGGGTCCACAATACCGTTACGACTGATGTACTCTACTTCCATAGAGCGTTGTGCAGCAGCCGCTTGTGCATATGAAGCCTGCGGGTTCTCCGCCTGCCAGTTCTGCATGTCCTGTGGTAGTTGCTTCTCCATGTACTGCTTGAGTGCACGGTCCTGCAACGGCTGGCTAAGTGTGCCAACGGTGTTAGACTGATCGGCTGCGAGTATCTGTGTGTTTTCACCACCGGCCACGAATGACCTACGGGCTAGTTTCACACTCTCACGTACAGCGTTACCTGCTGCATCCCCGATAGCTTTGGGGTCGAAGTCCATGCCAGCCTCAACATAAGACTGTGTGAAGTTCTCCATGTACTCACCGTTGATATCCTCAAGCGACATAGAAGTGTCACCCTCAGACAAGGCTTTAGTACGGTCTTCACGAAGTGCTTCTGCTGCGGCGATACCCGTCTGTAGGGCAACCGCTTTCTGACTGTCAACAGAACTCTGTGCAGTATCAAGGGCGGCTTGAATGTTTGCCCCAGCCACCTGCCGCATCATGGCCTGCTCTGTGTTCACACGCTGTGCGTCAATAGCGCCGCCCCATGTGTCATAGATGTCATTGCGGTTGGCTCTCCAAGTGTCTTCGTCAATAGCACGGCGGACATACGCCTCGTCGTTCTGTGCCATATCAGGACCCATGTTCTCCAGCACGTCCAACTGTGCAGCTTCACGGGCATCCTTCAACCGTTCCTCAGCAGCAATGCGCCGAGCCTTTGGGTCTGGAATGTTGTCGCTGTAGGACTTACGGATTTTAGTCTCGTAGTCCTGAGCCTGCTTCACATCGAAGTCTGTAGCTTCACCACTGGCGATAGCAGCCTTTAGTGCATCCCAGTCACCGCCGTACTTCTTTAGCTGGTCAGCATTACCTGCACCTGCGTTATAAGCAACCAGTGCGAGTTGATCGTCACCACCGTAGCGTTTCAGCATAGTGGTTAGGTACTCTTTACCCATAGCTGCATTAACATCAGGGTCGCGCATAAGTGCTTGTGCAACTGCCTCAGTCTCAGCAGGTACTGCCATACCACGGTCGCGTGCGACTTGGAAGATGTTACGAACACCGAAGCCGGGATTCATTGCTGTAGCTGGCATCAACTGCATGATACCTACTGCACCTGCCGAAGACACCGCTTGGGAGTCTCCACGGCTCTCCTGATGGATCACCGCGTCCTGCATTAACTCAGCTTGCAGATTGAAGTCACCGGACACACCAGCGGCTTGAATGTTAAGCCCGCGTGTGCCTTCCTCGATTTCAACACCTGCACGAGCGCGGTCATAAATCTGATTGCCTTCTGAGGCGCTCATGTTAAGCCCGTGGTTGCCCATGATCCGAGCCTGTTCTTCTGCGGCCTCGAACGGGTTGATTTCCCCACTAGCGATCTTGTCGTCTAATGCAGTGAGTTCCTCTTTCATTTCACCGTTGTACTGCTGGCGCAGACGGCCCTCGTAAGCATGCTGTGCCTGCTGTAGCTGCCCGATCTGGGAAGCCGTCATGTTCTCTGTGTTCAGGAACCCGGCGGCCTCCAACCGTGCATAAGCTGCTGGGTTGTTGTTTGCGAAGGAATTGATCACACCCTGCACCACGGCACCGCGACGGCGCTCAATGGACAGGCCAGCGGTCACACCGCTTTCACCAGACGCGAAGTCCAGCAGGGCCGGTGCGTTATCTGGATCACGGGAGATAGTGTCTACGCTGTTAGCCAAGGCGTCGAAGTTCTGCTGCTCTTGGAAGGACAGGTTCTGTTTCATGTGAGCATCCACCAGCTTAGGTGCCTGTTCCATCAGACTGTCACGAGCCAACTGCCGAGTACGTTCATCTGGAATACCAGCGGTCATGCTGTCGATGCGGTTGACCAGTGTGTCCCGATACTGCTCTGGAGACTGCTCGTAAGCACCCTGTGCGATATCCTGCTCTTGTGCCCGAAGTAGCGAAGCACTCATAGTCTGTGCAGTGACGACACGCCAGCCTTCTAAGGCCCACTTGTCGCCACCCATTTCAACATTCTCAAAGGACTGCCCCTGCATACCTGCAATTTGACCATCCAGAGTGCTACGCTCTTGACGTGCCTTCTGAATGGTCTGTAGGCGTTCACCAGCAAACTTGTTTACTTGCTGTGCGATCTGTGAGCCGAAGCTAGTGTCGGGTGTGTTTGGTGTACGCGCAGTGCTTACACTGGGTACACTTCGAGTTACTGGGTTCACCGCCGCCTGCCCCCGCAGGTTGTCTTGCGGCTGTGCCCGACGTTCTAGTCCTACGGCCATTGATTACTCCTTAAAGTAAGTTCTTGTCATTGACTCGCCCACCATTGGGTCCGAGTATTCGACTGCCCTCCGGTTGGTGGCTGTCGTAGATGTTTAGAAGATTAGTGCCAGCACCCAGTAACGCCGAGCCGATAGACGGCTTAGGGATAACTTGAATGTCCTTGTTCAGCACTGAGTTGATAGCGATGGACTTTCGGTCCTCCCGCATTTCAGACAGTGCTTGGCTAGTCTGGCGCTTCTGTGCATAGCTTGCACGACCAGCCGAAGCCTTTAGGTCGTCCATAACCATCTTCACACTGTTTCCAGTTGTGCCGGATGCTGCTGCTTCCATTTCTACCCGGCCCTGATCTTGTAGGGCTTGTCGTTGCATCATGGCGTCCGCAATAGTCGCTGCGTCCACCGTCCGAGCCTCGTTCACCTGTACGGCGTTAGTTGCTCGGGCGGCGCTCAGCTTAGACATAGTGTTGCGGTAAGCCTGCATCTTTTCTTCTAGGCCAGCTTGTATTCTCGCAGATGCGAACTCTCCCAAACTGCTAGTAAGGGACATAGCCATTTGGGAGTACATAAGCGCACTCATGCGCGTCCTCCTCTTGATTTAAGTGTTTGACCGATCCACTCAACTTCGTGGATAGTAACTGGTCTGATGTCTGTGCCGGTAAGCGTCAACTCTGACCAGTCTGCCCGCTCTCCCCACGGAATAGGGTACGGCCCAGTGTGCAACCCAATCCTATTCAGGTCTAGTGGCTCGTTGTCCAGTGGGAACTCTTTTGCTTCGTACTCCCATGCGTCTCCGTAGGGGCTGGTCCCGGCTGCAAGGAACGAACCACTTTGATCGACGTGTATGATGTACTCCTGAATTGTCAACTTTTGGCTTGTATCAATGCGGCCTTGGTAGTCCTTAGCAAACACCCTAGTAGGGGTTAGCGACCACGGGACGTTAATACCGTAACTAAGAGTAGCACCTAGTGGCACCGTCTCAGTATCAAAAGTGTACACCGTAGTGCCTGGCCCTGTGCGTACTGTAGTAGTAGGCACAACCTCTAATCCCGGAGACTCGCACCCGATACCTTGTAGGAATCGTGCACCAGTGTACGGTAGGGTTATAGAACCGCTTACTGTAGATACATCGCGGCGGTCAAGCATTTCGTGGTAGCCGTGTTCACCTAGCGGTCTGTTGAGGTCCATGTATTGCACGAACACACCGCCGTCAATATCTTGGCAGATAAAGTACACTTGACTGTTGCGGAAGAACATGTGTTCCACCCGGTCATTGAACACCCACTTACCCCAAGCGGACTGTAGGATTTCTCCCCCGTCCCATAGGTACTTGTACACCCACACTGTCTTACGATTAGTGTCTGTGCGGAACAAAGCTAGGTTAAAGTTCTGGCTAACTGCCATACCCGTTACTGCACCAGTGATGTAGCGGTCTTGGGTCTCCGTCAAGCTGTTAGCGGCGTTGGCCGCGTTATCGCTGTCTGTGTAGAACTCCTTGATACCACTGTATTCACCAGTGCTAAACGGAAATAAGATAGTCCGCCCAGTAGATACCGGGGGTGTATTTCCAGAACTGATTTCAAACTCGGTCGTCAGAACCATACTCGCAGTGCTTGGGTCAACACCCCCGCCACGAATGACGAATTGACTGTCGCCGGGGTCTGCCATAATAAACATGTCACGATCAAACGGTACGAACCAGTCTAGCTTCAAATCATCTTTCTTGGATGAACTGATGTCAACTGGGTCGGTTGCAGAGATAACTGTTGCGCTTTCACGCCACAGGTCAAACGGCTCGTTAGTCCGCGTCATTACCACGCTGTCTGTAGACAACAGTGCCATGCGGCTCTCGAACCCGTCTATGTCACGCAACTTATTACCAACGATTGACGGGAACGGTGCACTACCGCTGTCACCAACGGAACGCCGTGCCCACGGTCCCTTTGTCAGCTTGAAGCCCGCACCCTCGGGAACTAGGGTGTGCGGCATAGTGTGTAGTTCAAAGCCTGTAGGCTCGTAATGATCATGGCTTTCAAACCAGATACCCTCAGTGCCGAAGCCCGCTGTGCCGTTCTCGGCTGTAACACCGTCGGCCTTGAACTTCAACCAGTAGTCGTCTTCGTCTGCCTTACTAGTGGCAACCCGAACGATTGTACCGTTGGGTGCGTACCGTGGGAGGTCTGTGATGTCTTTAACACTAGACGACACGCCCCGCAGGATTTCACCACCCTCGCCGTCCGACACACCTACCGTGATAGTCTGTGTTGGGTGGTTTACTGAAACCACGTCGTAGGCCCGAGTTACGAAGGTGCCTGATGGTAAGTTAGGTGCAGCTAGTACAGCGTCGTACAACTTAGTCACAATCCACTCGGAGGAAGTCTTAGTACCGTCACTGGCACCAGTACCGTCTGGGGTGCTGTAGGATACGTTCACAACGGCCCCGTCACTCCATTTCAGGTTAACGGCATATGTCTTCAAGAACTGCCCGCCAACTGCATGGAATAGAGCGCCACGCCAACCGGGTAGGTACAGCGCGTTGCTTTTCTCTACTGTCACTTCGCGGTTAAGCAGCACGATCTTGTTGTCCACTACGTGCATACGCATGTCAGTGCCGATGTAGTCAAACGGGAATGTAACGCCAGTAGTTTCCTGCGTCAGTGTTACCTGCTCACCAGTCAACTTCCACATGTACATAGCCCCGGCCTCGAAGCCGAGGATGTAGTCTGTACCTGCGTATTTAATGTCGTGATAGACCATACCGTCTGGTGCGTTGGATAGTACTGGTCCTTGGGACGTAGCGGGTCGTGTGCTAAGTCCTAGGCTGACGTCGGATACCAGATTGATCTGCTCTGTGACCTGACCCTCAAGCCGTACTCGGGCAGGCTGTTGGCTTACCCCCTGTAGGAGTGAACCAAGTGATCCTGATTTAAGTCCCATGTGGTCCTCCTTATACGAACTTGATTAAGCCGTTATTGGCGCTAGTTGTCGTGTAACCCCGGCGCAGCTTGTTAACTGTGTTGCTCGGGTTGTCGTACATGTTTTCTTGACGGTTCCTGATGTTTTCCTTGTACAGCGTCTGCCAGCCAGTGTCCCGCTCGTTGCGGTAGTTGGACAGCTTCGGGTCTGTACCGTCTTCGGACAAGTAGTACTCGTAAGTAGCGCGTGCACGTAGGTACTCTTTAGCTGAGATAGGCATGTCGTCTAAGTCGATGTCAAAGTGCATGTTCATGCGAACCGCACCCCCAACGTAGAACGAGCCTGTGTTTAGGTCGTACATCTTAGAGCCGCGCAGTGTTAGGTTGTAGTGGCGGTCTGCTGGGTCCGCCTTAATGCAGTTCTGGGGTACAGTTATTGTACCGTCTTCTTGTGGATCAATTACTCGGCACTCGGTGTTAAACCACAACCCTGACGACTGAATAGCTACCCGTACACGGTTAAGCATACGTTCTGCTTTCATGTAGGAAGGGTGGCGGTCTTGTTCAGCGGTCAGAAGTCGTGCACCAGTAGCACCGATCATCGAGTTGATAATATCGAGTCGTGTGTACATAGTCGTCTCCTTTGCTTGCTGGTATACACGGAGTGCGTATACGAGTAAACAAAAAAAAA